GAACGTAGGAGACCACGGTCATTTTCCGAACGGTCTCTTGAACGCCGACCGTGTCGACGGGTGTTTCTTCTTCGCTGCCTCCTTCTTCCTGTGTTTGCCTTTGGGGGCTTCCAACGTCCAGATGACGCCCCAGGTGCTCGCGTCCAACCGACCGGACGGTTCCCACCCGGCGGCCTCTTGCACGGTCTCCACGGCGTCCTGCGTGGACGCGTCGAACACCCCAGTGACATCCATGGACTGGTCCCACACTTCCCGGAAGTGCTGCTGCCACAACCGGAGCTTCGTGTGATCCAGCGGCGAGATCTCCCCTGAATGGCACGCTGCGTTGACGTCCTCCAGTTTGGCGGGGCCAAAGAAATGCCCACTCGGCAACGGCCACGTCGGGGCTTCAGACAAGGTAGTCATGATGGTCTCCAATCCCGAAAGGGGGAAACAGTTATGCGACTCGGGTGACCGACATCTGTGCCGCGTTCAAGTTCACGTTGCCCGTGGTGTTCTGGAACACCGCCATAGACAGCACATCTCCGACCACGCATTTGACCGGGTAGGCAGGTAGCTGGCCACCGGCGTTATTCGCACCTTGAGAGTCGTAGGTGTTCGACGCAACCTGCAAAGTGCCGTTCTTCAGCACCATGATCGTCCGGAAACCCGCTGCCGACGGCGCCCACGCGCACCGTCCCGCCACCTGGTAGGTCCCAGCCGTGGGAACAACGAAACCCGCTGCGTTCCACAACCCGGACGCACCAGCCAGCTCTTCCTGCTGCCACCCGGAAGTACCGATGTTGACGTTGCTCCCCGACACAACACTGATCACCGTGGTGCGCACCAAACTGACGTTGACCGGCGGAGGAGCGTCCTGACCGTCAGCACCCGCCGGGCCCTGGATTCCCTGCGCCCCGGTGTTACCCGTGTTGCCTTTGAGGCCCTGAATACCCTGCGCTCCGGTATCGCCTTTGATGCCTTGAATACCTTGGGAACCGGTATCGCCTTTCAGCCCTTGGATTCCCTGCGCGCCAGTAGGCCCGGCTGGGCCTTGCGCGCCAGTGTTGCCGACTGGGCCTTGCGGTCCTGGGGCGCCTTGCGCACCCGTGTTACCGGTCGGACCAGTCGCACCGGTTGCACCGGTCGCACCCGTCAAACCGATCGGGCCCTGCGCCCCAGTGGCGCCAGGCGGACCCGGCGGTCCCGGGTCACCTTGCGGTCCTTCCGGCCCACCAGGGTCACCCGGGTCACCCGGGTCACCTTTAGCACCCGCAGGTCCCGGGTCGCCTTGAATACCTTGCGCACCGACCGGACCCGGAATACCTTGCGGACCGGTTGGCCCGTCCAAACCCATCGGGCCTTGCACACCTTGCGCACCGGTCGCACCAGTGGCCCCGGTCAAACCAATCGGGCCGGTAGGCCCGGCGGGTCCATCCGGGCCGGGTGGCCCCAGCGGGCCGGCAGGCCCCAGCGGTCCTATTGGGCCGTCGAGTCCTTGGATTCCCTGCAAACCTTGCGGGCCGACAGGTCCCGGATCGCCTTGCGGTCCTGGTGGTCCGGTGGGGGCAGCCCCACCCGGAATTCCTTGCGGGCCCGCGGTGGTGACTTCGACAACTTCCACGGTGTGCGCGTCGATGACCACTTCGTGTGTCATACCGTCACACCTTTCTCGAACGCGACGGTTCCTTCGATCAACGCATCCACCCGTTCCTCCGGGGCTGGGCTGGTCAGCACCAGGTCGTAGAAACCCTTCTTTGCTGTCACCGCCAGCATGGTGGTCAACGGGAAGTACACGTCGATCTTCCCGTGCGGGCCGTCGATGACCACCGAATTCCCTGGGCCGTCGCTGTCCAAGATGACCACACCGCCGCCGGCCTTGTCGCGGACCTGCATCTGCGCGACATAGTTGGTGATGTCGATGGGCAGACCGTTGGAATCCCTGTAGGTCAAGTCCAGGTGGAACGTCTCGTTGGTGCGCATCGTCAAGTCGTGGCGACCGGCAGTCTTCGAGTGGCAGGTGCTCATATCATCGTCCTCAACGTGATGTTCAAGTAGCCACCCCAGCCTCGGGCGTTTTGCGGTGGTGCGCTCTGCACGAACTCCAACTGTTCGATAGTCACCAACGTACCGGTGTCATTAGAGAAGTCTTGCCACAGCACGATGTCACCGCCAGCTTCGATGGCTTCGATCTGCTGCAACCGGGCAATCGCTGCGCCTTCCTCACCCCACCGCTGCCCTTGTACGTCTTCTTCCAAGTCGAAACAAAGCACCGGTAGTTGGATCAACCTGGTGCGGGTCGTGCCAGGCAACGCTTTGAGCTGGTAGGAAGACAGTTCCGCGCCCAACGTCACATCGGTGGTGTGCCGGTTGAGCACGAACTTGACCGTCAAGAATTCTTGCGGGCCAGATGGGGCCCGGATGTCGATGTCCGCTGACGGCATCGTGCCCTGTGCGAGCGTCTGCAGCGGTGACTCCACCCCGGACATGCCCACCACAGACACCCCGAGACTGCCCTCCAACACGGGCCCACGGATACGCAGCAGTTTGAACAGTTTCGGTTCCACCGTTGAATACCGGATACGGCTGGTGGTCAAATACCCGTTGGCCTGCTTGGCCCCGGTCGGGTCGGTGTAGAACAACCCGTCCGAAGCGGTGCCGTAGGCAACGGAGTCGCTGTTCCCAATCAGGGTGCACGACCCCACTGACGACACCGACGCGACGTGGTACACGTCCCACGCGTAGGCGAACCGCAGACCATCAATCGAATAGCCGAGGTCGATCCGCCCCAGGCCGGACTGCCCGTCCATGCCCGCGCTGATACCGAAGTACAGGAACCGGTCGCGGGCGGCGAAGCAGCGGACAGGCTGGGCGGTTTCCATGATGAGCGGCCCGTAGGCGATGTCCGCGTTCTCATCGGTCGTACCGATACGCACACCGCGGGAGGTGCCGATACCGACCAGGTTCCCCAGATACCCGTAGACGGCGTGAATGTTCTCGCCCTCCGGTACCTCCGCTGCGGTGATACCGGTAGACAGGGCCGGCAGGTTCCCGTCAGAGGATTGGGGTACAAACTTGAAGATAGATGACTTGCCGCCGGCGTAGCCGGCGACGTAAATGGCCCTGGCGCCTTCCGAGATGGACGACCAGGTCCACAACGCGTTCGGGTGCGTGTACACCGGTGTCGCCGGTAGGGCGGGTCCGCCGCTGACCAGCTCGTACACCTTCGTGTCCAGGCAGGCGATGAGGCGTTGTTTCACCCACGCGATCCGCACCCTGGTGGTGGCGATAGTCCACAACTTCACCCACGTCATGGTGCCGTTGCCGTCGGGTAACGCCGCCCTGTAAATGCCGACGCCGGTGGCGATGAACACGTTGGCGCCGTCCGTGCAGATCGCCACAATCGTCTCGCCCGCCGGGGCGAGTGTTGTGCCGTTGTACGTGTTGTCCGCTGACCGTTGCGACACCGACGCACCGGTCGCCCACATCATCATGTTCTTGTTGGTGGGCGTCGAATACCCGATGACACCGACGATCGGTGCCGCCGCGATGCGGGCCATCGCCGGCAGCAACGTCAACTTCCCGGCCGTCCACACATCCACACCACACGAAGCGGCGAACCGGGTCTCGATAATCTCCGGGTGTCCGACGTTGGCGTACCCACCGCGAGTGTTCGGGTCGTTGTACAACTGCCCAGCACCGCCATGGAAACTGAACTGGGAGCGGTACCACCAGTTCTCTAGTGACTGCTCACCGGCCTGCCCAGCGGTGTCGAGTTGCTGTTTACGGAACGGCGCCGTCTGCCTGCGCACCGGCCTGTCCGGGTGCGCCGCCGACAACCACCCCATCCCACCGATGCCGTAGGAGAAGTCGATGTCGATCTCAGGTAGCGACGCCGCTGTACCCGCCGGGGACGACAAGTTCCCCGGCAGTCGGGACAGAACTTTCATCGACATAAGGAATCAGGTTCCGAGGAACGTTGCCTGCATGTGAGCCGTCACATTCATCGGCGCCCCCCCAGCGTTCTGGTACACGAAATGTTCCAGGTAGTCGTTGGCGGCCAGCTTCACGACCCGAGTCGACCCGACATAAGTGGGGAACCCGCCACCCACCGGGTTGGCCCGGTTGATGAGCGGGAACACCCCGCTGGTGTTGAGACGAACATCGGAACCACGGGTTCCGGTGGCGTCGTAAGGGAAGATGGCCTGGCAGGTGACCAGGTAGAACCCGGCCACAGGTAGCACAATCTTGCCGCCCGGCGGATTGTGGCGGAGACGGATGTCCCATTCCTCGTTGACCGCCGTATACGGCACCCTGGTGGAACTCCCAGGGACGCTCGGGATCGGGAACGTGCCAGCCAGTGACGTGGTGTCCAGTGGGCTGATCACGAACCCGGAATGGTCGATCTGCGACACCACCACATCAAGGTGGTTGGTGACCTCCAAGTAAGGCTTGGTGGTGGCCACCCCAGGCTGGGCCTTCAGCTCCAGCACCGGGTCCGTAACCCCGGTCTGGTTGATGACCGCCTGCGTCATCGTGGACTTACTGTTCGCCGTGACACCCCCACCGGGGGCGACGCTGAACACCGGCACATTGCCGCTGTTGAGGATCCGGAACGGGTCGGCTGTTGCCGCCGGCGCCATCTTCACCTGCAACGGCACCGCCGTAGGCAGCAGCGCCGTCAAGTCGACCGTCTTCCCGGTGAACACCGAGTTGCCGCCCTCAGAAGTGACCAGACCGCCGTCGACTGTGGTCACCGAAGAGAACGACGCGTTGCCGAGCTGGTCAACGAACGCAACCGTGTTCGCCAACGGATCCTGCCAGTTCTGCAACCGGGCGGACTGCCCGGTGAAACCCCGCACCGTCAACGCCACCGTCGTCGCATTGGTGGCGACGATGGTGGTGGACTTGAAGTTCCCGGTGATCGCACCGGCGTTGATGTTGGTGAACGTGTTCGCCGAACCGTCCAACGTCTTGTTCGTCAACGTCTGCGTCGACGACGTCCCCACCACAGCCACACCGGCAATCAGACCGTGCACACCAGTAGATGCGCTGACATGGTTCTGGATGTCCCGGAAATCCTGCGCAGTCGCCGTGTGCACCACCTTCGCACCCGTCGAATGAGCCTGCGCCGAACTACCGTCCGCGCCACGGATCACCGTCAACGTCGTACCCGCCGCCGCCGTCACATCCACGATCTCCGTGGCAGGAGCTTCGAAGTCGATCGTCAACCGGTACGGGTAGGTGATGGGGAAACCGCTGGTCGACGCGACAGCGATAGACGTGACGGAGGCGTCGATGGGGGAAGCCAGCGTCGTTTCGACCGCAGTGTTGCTGTACTGGCGGACCACAACGCCTCCCTAGAACTGCACGCGGTGAACGGCCACACGGTGACGAAGCTGCAACCGCCGCTGCTCCTCAGCCAACCGCTGCTTGAACAATTGGAAAAAATACCGGCCGGCGTTCAACGTCGACCCCGGAGGAATGAGCTGCGCCTGGGTCTGCGACTCGATGGACTCCGACTGCAGCCGGGACGATTCAGCGAACCCGATCAGCCGGGAACACGCTCCGTACACGACGACGTCGCGGCAGTTGTCGTCCAGGCCGGTGTCGCAGAAGTCCACCGAAATGTCGTCCAGTTCGCACGGGCGGGCGCCGTAGGTGAGCCGCACCGGACGGCCAGGCATGATCGAATCCCCGATCTCCACATCCACCGACTTCGCCGTGGTCGACTGCCGCCAAAACCGCAGCGGCATCCACACCAGCGACGGACCCGGCGGCTGCCACTCGGCGGACAGCAACGTGTCCGCATCAGACGGCAACACATAG